GGTAAACACTAAGCTCATGGATTACCGGATTGCGTGTACATGTTTTACCAACGTGTTTACAAAAAGTATTTATTTAAAGATGATTTAACCCTTTTACGGGCAAAAGCAAGTAAATTTAAGATCAAAGGGCCAAAGCAGCTCTGCGGTTAAACAATGAATGTATCGTATTTCCAAACTATTCACAGATAAAAACCGATTTAACTGTGAGGCTATGTGCGGAGGGTCAACCGCGTCTATGGCATTATTTAAGGAATTCGCCACCCGAAGGGTCATGTCAATTCATGACTGCTCTAGCCCAAACATTGTTTGCAAAAAAAAGAAGGGAGGTCTTACTGGACGATATAGGACACTATCGTTATAATCACCGTTCTTGTTCTTCGCACAACAAGTATAATCCGATACCGGGTTATAAGTAAAGCCCCCGCAATGGGGGTTTTATTTTATTCCTCACAAAGTCCGCAAAATTGATCTAAAGTTAAGTCAAATATCTCACATAATCCTTGTACAGTGTGCAGCTTCATATTGTGCTGCTTGCGCCACTGAAACACTCTCTGACGGCTTACATTCATTAGTTCAGCTAACTTACTGCTGCTGATGTGGTTAAGCTGTTGAGCGATTTGAAGGCATTTCCCTGCGTTGGTCATATCAATGTCCTGTGTTATTCTTGGCTGGCAGAGGTTTGACTCTCTGCCCTCCTATGGTTGCCCCCGAAAGCATTATTGCCTAGGGGGCTTTTTAGTTAAAACGGAAGGTCTTCGTCCATTTCCTCGATTGTCATAGCCGCAGGTGCTTGCGCCTTTGGCGCCGGTGCCGAACTACTGCCAACAAACCCTAATTTAGCGTCCAGGATAGCAATGCTGTTAATAGGACCGTTGTTACCGTTAAACGTCATTATCTGACACCCAGATCCGCTAACCTCAATGATAGAACCCTCTACTAGCGAGTTTTCATAGAATTCCGACTGGGCGCCAGCCTTAGCGAATATCACCGCCTCGTAATTAGTCCACTCTTGCGCCTTTGTTGCGCGGTTGTAGAATTTAACGCCTAGTCTAATCCCAAACCCTTTGCTTTCACCAGCCTGGAATTGGTTGGCTGCTTTGTTTAACTTACCGGTTACGCTTATGCTCATTTGTACTTCTCCACATGGTTTTTAATGCTAATAATAGCGGCATCAACTTCTTCCGCCAACTTGGTTATAAAATCTTCATTGCGCTCGACTCTTATTAAAACGTGAGACATATTAGGGTGATAAGCGAACGCATCCCACCACTTACTGTCAGTAATCCAGATGCAACCCTGTATTTGCTGATAATAGGCTTTCACTAGCTCCTGCGGATCTCTTTGGTATTTAACCATAGTAGACGCTGCAGGACATTTTATCTCCAAGCCTCCCTCTTGAATAATACCGTCAGGTGAACATCCAAATTCCTGGCTGTCATCTAGGATAAATCCGTACTCCTTAACGCTGTTGCCAGTTACAAACTCGTAATGATCTCTTGCTTCAGGCTCAAGCTCAGTTCCACGAGCCATATGTGAGTTGCTGTAAAACGGCTCAGATTCGCCTGTAAGGCGCTCTCCTGCCAACTCATCAATGTACTTGGACGCAGAGCTAGAAGGCTTGCCTGATACCGTTATAAGCCTAGAGAAGGCACTTGCAGAGGGTTTACCCAGCCTTGCAGCAAACCACTCGTCAGTTCCTTGCTCATGATCCAAAATAATCATTTTTTAGCCTTAGCGTTTAGTGCAGCTACTGCGCGATCAAAGTGACTAGCCAGCAGTTGATCTGTGCGCTCAATCTTAAAGTGCTTACAGAACGCTGGTATATCTGCCCCAGTAGAATCAAGCAGGTCAATTAGCGTAGATAGCTGAGCGCCATCAATAACAGCGTTTTTAACTGCCTCAGGCAAATCAGATCCGCTATAGATGTACAATCCAAGCCCGTGGACTGCAATACATTTAACCAGGCAGCGCATTCTAGCGTCAGATACGTCTCGGCTAGTCGGATTAGCAATAGATTTGTTTCTATTATCCATTACCGGGAGCCACATCTGGTGAGTGTTGCCGCCTACCGTTACAGAGACATCGACCTCGACAGTATCGTTTGTCAGGTATAATGGCTCATTGTATTGATAGGTTGAGTCAGGGAAGTTATCCATCAGCGTTTGCCACGCCCAGGCCCAAGATAAATACGACAGATTGCCTTTTTTCTCAATGTGCTGAGAAACATCAATTGCAGATAGAGTTTTCCATACTTCATGAGCTTTGTTCATTGCTGACCTCCTACGGTCTGTTCTTTTGCATACTGCTTACCATAACCTTCATAGTAAGATTTGGACTGCCCATCAAGGGCCGGGTAACCTGTTACGCAGTCATACTCACCGCGCTCTAGGTCGTTTAATTCATTGATTCCCATATTGCCTCCTACAGCAAAAGCCCCCGAAAGGGCGGTTAGATTAAGCTACTACAAAACTCTTGATCCAGCATGATTTATTAAATGAATCTATGCTCTTAGCAAAAGTAAAATACTGTCCAATTCCATCACCATGGAAGTTGCCATTAACGCTCCCAGAATGTAATTGAACCATGCTTGGCTTGCGTGTTGACTTCTTTTTAATAACTTCACGTTCGCCTGATTGCATTACAGCTTCAATTCGAAAGCCGCCATCAATTTCAATTGATTCGATTGCTAAGATGTTTTCTGATAATTCTTTGTTCATTTTATTCCCCGGTCTTAGTTAGTGTGGTCCTATTATACGTTTCTCTTTACACTTGTAAAGTATTATTTTACATATAATTAAAAAAAAGCCAAAAAAAAGCCCTGCAATAAATAAATAAGCAGGGCAAAGAATAACAGAGACAATTAAAAAAGTTTACGCCACATGGCGCAGCGAGAGTATAACATTAATTATACTTGAATTAATAGCACCAAATTACGGGGGTGCTTTCTCGGGTGTCTACATGAATAAATGTCTTGGCAACACCAATGCCAGTGAACCCGGCTTTAATTGCCTCAGAGACGATTTTATAGCCTTCTGCGCCGCTTCTGATTCTGATGTCTGCGGCAACTCCTTGGCTGTGTTTTCCCGGCTTAGACTTCCTGGCCTCAATGCTGTGGCTAGGGTCTCTGTACCCAGAGGTAACAATAAAAGGGAATCCACACTCATGCCGAAGATCATCGAGCTTCTCTAGGAAGTAATCGCTCATCTCGTTGTTGCCGGTCTCTTGGCAATCAAAATCTTTGCGCATGAAGTATTCCATTAATATGTACCTTCCCAAACTCGGAATGCAGCAAAATCGCCAGACAGCAATTTTTTGCGAATGATTTGTTTTTTGGCTTCGTGGTCATCCCACCGAACGCCTGCTTCTTTTAGCCACATGCTTACTATGTGCATGGGGACTCTACCTACAAGCCGCTTGTCACCAGTCTGGCCAACGCCAGATTCACGAAGCTGTTTTGCCTCCTCGATGTACGGGTTGTTGTCGTAAGTGTTTTGGATGACAAATTTATCCTGGCCATCAAAGTGAACCTTCTCACCAACTTTCATTTTATTCTCCAAAAAAAAGGGGCCGCGTCCGACCCCCCTTATATTGCATTACTTAGATTAGCTAACAGTGTTATCAGCAATCATGCCAGAAGCCTTCTCGTTCTTACAAACAAGAGTAAGCTCAGTAAGAACCTGGCGGCGAGTAGAATCACCAGTCTTGGCTAGTGCAGTGTTCTTGGTAGGACGAAGCATACCAACGCACCACATATCGCTTTGCATAATAAAGATATCACGGCCACGGTTCTCACGAGTAGGAGCGAACTCCACAGTTCCCCAAGGAGTGACGTAAACGTCTAGCGACTTGATTACTTTCTGATCGCCAGCCTGTACAGAAGAACGCTGGTTGTTGTTACCAGTAAATCCAAGCGCAATGTTCATCTGGTACGCAGACAAATAGCAAACGTCTGGCTTGCCACCCTGAGACCAAATGCTCTGCATAGTTGCATCGAATTTAGCTTGAGTAAAGTCAGTTGGAGTACCGTCATCAGTACGCGCATCAGTACCATTACCGGTGGGATCAGCGCCAGAGTTACCAACTTCGTTAGTAGTGTTAGTTACCAACCAAGACGGTGCGCCAGCAAGTTCACGAGCAGCAGAAGAGCTACCAGCAACGCGAGCGTTGTTAGCAAACAGGGCCTTTTCGATATCTAATTTTTGCTCTTTTGCGATTTTTAGGGTTTGGTACGCAATTTCGGCTGACCGGCCTGCTTTCTTTAGGGCTTCATCAGTGTCAGGAATAGATACTGAGTTCTTAAAGATTTGCGTGTAGTTACCGAGACGCGAAGTAGCACCGCGAGCTTCAGAAGTAGTGTCGTCGCCTTCAATGTGCTTGTTATCAGCAGATGCACGCAAAGTATCAGTCTGCCACTCGTGCAGGGTGTTACTAGCTTTGACTTTCTTACAGGCAGAATAGAAGGGGGTCTCTTCTGGCGTGATTTGATAAATAACGTCAGATAAGTCTTCACGGATGCCCTTAGCGTCGTAGCTGTCAAAGGTGTTTGATGGTTGTGCCATTGTAAATTCCTCAAGTATTTAAGATTAGTCCGAGCGCATCTTCTATGCTCCCGGAGGATTTAAGTTTAGTTCGTCTTTTATCAAGAGCCTTCTTATTGCTAGATGTGGGCTTAGAGCCAGCCTTCACCGACCGCGATCTGCGGTTTGCCGGGTTAGCTTTTTCTTCGGCAGCTTTTTTACCCTTCATAATGTCACGGTACTTCATGGCGTCATGCAATACTCTGATTGCGCGACTGTCCATTACTTGACCGATCTCTTCTGGCTGAAATCCATATACCTCTGACCCCATAGATAGCATCTTATCGCGTACTGCGGACGCCTTCTTTTGGTCAGCAAACTCTGGGATTTGTTGCTTCAGGGTTTCCATCTCTTGTTGGAGATACGCTCGCTGGGCTGCTGCTTGAGCTTGAGATTGCTGTTGTGTTACAGCCTCAAACTGTTGCATTTGTCCATTGTACGCAGCCGCATCATCATCGAACCTCAGCTTGGCATCCATGTACCCAATAGGGTCGGTGTCAAACAATTCGCGTGATGGCGGTACTGGTGCTTGCGGTACTCCTCCAGACTGGATTTGCTGGTACATCTGAGCGATATTCTGGCGCTCGTTTAAAAGGGCATTGTAGACATCTTCTGCCTGCTTACGCTGCGCTGCAGCTTCTTGCATACCCTTTTGGACGTATTGTTGACCACTGTATCCTTGCTTGAGTTCATCTAAGGTTACAGCCACTTCCTGTCCATCTACCTTGACAGAGAATGACTGGCCTGCCTGAACGGCATCTTCAGTATCTTCATCGTCCTCGGAATCATCCGTTTCCTCATCTGACTCATCCTCATCGGAATCATCGTCAGGGGCATCATCTTCACTTTCATCATCAGACTCATCTTCGGGCAGTTCATCCTGCTCCTCCAACTCCTCTTCAGGTTCGATAATGCTGTCTATAGCTCCTTCAATAGAGCCATCAAATTCTACTTCTTGGTTATCAGTCGTTTCCACGGTCCTGTTCCTTTCTCTCGTTTATCAAAAATAGCCTCGTCTGCATACACAGATTGGAAGTGATCTTCGATTTTATCAAGCGCCCTGATTATATCATGCGCATCGTTAATAGCCTCTTGTTGAGACTGTCCGTTCAGGAACACGCTAACTTGCGAATCCCGAATGTCCGCAATGACTTCCTTATAGGTGTCATCATTGCTAAGCGCCCTTACTCTGGCTGCTTTATCCTTTATATTCAAAATCTACCGCCTGTTACAGCTTGTACTGGGGTCTCTGCCGGGTATCTCGGGGCATCTTGCCTTTGCTTGATCTGGGCAACATCTACGGCAGTACCGTATTTACCCAGAATCTCTGCAGCACTAATTAATAAATCTTGATCCATCTTATCTCGCTCACGGTCATCAGCCGCAATTGCCTTCTGAGCATCAATCTGCAACTTAGCCATATCTGTCTTAGCTTTAGCTTCAGCCTTAACTTGCTCAGCCTGTAGGTAGGCAGTTGCCTGGTCCATCTGAGGTTGCTGTCCTTGCTGTTGCTGTTGTTGCTGTGCAAGCAGTTGCTGCTCTTGCTCTGCGCTCATTGGCGAGAAGTATCTATCGGCATTCTTAACGCCATTTAACGCAAGCATATCGGCCAGAGTATTTCTGATCTGACTCATACTGACCAGGCCATTACTTGGGCCGTATGACTGGAATATCTGCATCTGCATTTGCAGTGCCTGGCTTAACGCAGCGTTT